TACAGCAGCTTTACAATCACCTTCCCATATATTTGCATAGTCAGGGTTAGTCTTTAAACTATGTAGACGTTCAATATTTAGTACTTCTGGGAACCAAGGATTATCAGTCCAATTGACCTTGACTACCTTAGCGTTATCTGGTGGTTCTACTACAAAGCGTTTATATGTATCGTCTGTATCTATGTTAGGGTTAAATGATACCCATATCTCTGAGTCTGGCTTACGTATTGTAGGTATTAAGATGTCCCATGACTTCTTACTAACAGTCTGAGCTTCTTCTACCCATACAATGTCACAACCTTCAAAAGACTTAATACTTTCGACAGTATTAGTAGCAAGACCAGTAAAGCTAAAACTTGAACCACTACGACTACGAATTTCTGATTCCAAGACCTCGTACAATGGACCAAGCCCAAGTGCTTGTATTTGGTCGTTAAGTAAAGTATGAACAGATTGTTTAATAGACTTTTGAACTTCTCTAGCACACAGTATCCTTAATGGCTTATTGCTTGCCTGTAATAGTAATGCCCTAGCCATAGACCATGACTTGCCTGAGCCACGACCACCATAAGCTACTTTATATCTACTAGGCTCAAATAAGAATTGTAGCTTCTTAGGGAAGTCAGCTAATAACTCAGTCTGACTTGGTATCGGGTTCAACAAACCTAAGTCCTATGCTTAAAGGTAAATCTGCACCATCTGCACCGCTAATCTCTTGTGATACTGGAGCTAGTCTTGAGTAGATACGATAATACTCTGAACGATTATCTTTAGCCCAAGTTGCCATAGCTTCTATGCCACCTATCTCATCAAATACAGATATGACATTTTGTTTAACAGTAGTAGATACTTTGTTAGGCGTTCCAGGCTTTCTACCTGAGCCTTCTCTTTTACCACCACGATTCTCTTTTTTTGATAAATCGTCTTCTATTAAATCAAAGTTTTCGTTTTCCATTGTTTTGCAACTCCCTTAGGTTGGTTGCCCTCTATTGTTATTTCAGTAAACCTTTATTGTTTCTTTCTAATATTTTTACTTCTGTTGGGTCAAAAACTACATAATTAGTAGGGTTTTTAGCAACAGTACCATAAGTACTATCAATGTATTTTACCCCTTTAACCCCATATTTTCCTAATAATTCGTTTGTTTGATTTAATGGTATGCCTTGTAATATAGAACCACCCATAGCATTTCCTTTGATTAAAAAGTTTAATGGTAATGTTGGGTCTTCTTTAGCTATTTTTTTAAATGCTTGTTGGACTACTTTAGGTTGTTCACTAAATGGTTTATCATAGTCTAGCATTTTAGGAATATAATTATCTGGTATATCTACTTTATATAAATTTCCAGCAGGTCTATTCTCTATTGTTTTACCTGCGTAACTTTTTGCTTCATTAATTTTATTTAGTATTGAGTCATAGTCAATTTTTGCAATATCATAATCAGATATACCTGGTAAAACCTCTTCTTTACTAGCTAAACTTAGTGCTTTTTGCTTTGATGCTAAATTGTTTTCTAATGATTTTACTAATGATTCTGGATTTCCACCCATCCTAATAATAGATTTTAAAATTGGTGTATCTACAACTTCATTATTAACAGTAGTAATAAATTTATCATTGCTATTCATGTATTTTGAAGCAACTGATGGTGATTCTGAAAAGTATATGCCTTTTCCATAAGATTGCATACCTTCACCAGTTCCTACTTTGTTTAAGTCAAACTTGTCAAATATAGCTGGGCTACCATGATATGCAGTAGTTCCTAATAATCCCATAATAGGATTTACATTAGCACCTAGAGATAACTGTTGCTCTGGTGTCATCTGACTAGGGTCAGGTATAGAATTTAAGAAAGACTGAACATTGCCTCGCATAAAACGATACAATGGTGGCTCTGTTACTTGACCATTCTTGGTGTATTCAAGTAAACCTGCCATGTTAGAGCTCGCTTTCTTTATCTTTTCCTTTTAGAGGATATATCATTCGTTTATAGGTATCAAACCACTCGTCTGAGTAGTCACAGTCTTGGTAGTCTTTAAAGCACGGGCTACCAATTGTATAGTGGACTAGTTTTGCGTCAGGATTATATTCCTGTTCGCTGACTAACCAGTTCCATGTTTCGTCTAGCTTACCTACTTGTTCTTCTGGATACTTGAGCCATTGAAACCTATGTAGGTATTTGCCTGTTTGTTCTTGCACAAACTTAGGTGTTAATTGTTTGTTTAGCCAATGTGAGCAGTTCCATAACATAACGCTTGACCAGTTCTTTTTAGGATAGTCTTCGTTCTTTGCACCTAGATACTTAACAGGATGCTTTGTTTGGTAATGATGCTTGACTACCTTGATTGCTTCGTCTGTATCAAAGTTAGCTAGTATCTCTGCTATATCTGTTCTGCAAATCATATCGCCATCTACAAATAGTGCGATACCTTTAAAGTTATTTAGATATGGCACTAGAAAGCGTGAATAGATAAATGCGTTACTACCGTCTGTATGTGTTTCTTTGTAATCTTTTAAAGTGTTTAATGCTAATGGTGTAAAACTAACAGGTATAGATGACTTCTCTATAACTGATTGACAAAAGTTATGATAAGCAATTGGTTCTACCTTGCCATCATATCCTACATATATATCTAGTTTTACCACTATTTCTTTTTAGCTGTCTTTGCTTTTTTAAGTACTTTACCAGTTTTCTTTGCGTATTCTTTAGCTTCTTTTTTTCCCTTAGCATCGTAAGAGAATTTTTTCATTCCGACCATTGGCATAATTATTTCCTTTTCTTTTTAGATAGACCAGCCTCTGATAAGCTGATCGCAATCGCTTGTTTTTTTGAAGTAACTACTGGACCTTTTTTAGAACCACTATGCAACTTACCTGCTTTAAACTCTTTCATCACTTTGCTGATTTTCTTTGATGCTTTCGTCTTTGCTTTCATTATCTTTCCTTAACTTGATAAATCGGTGGTCATATCTGCAATCATTACATAGGCTATACTCGGTGAAGTCAAATGGTTCACCACATTGTTCGCAAATAGATAGTTTCATAAAAAGAAAAAGCCCAACCAAGGAGAGAGTATGGTCAGGCTTTTGTGAGATTACATTATTAGTAGGCAGGAGGTTGCCATATAGGCGCTATTATAACATACTTTGCTGTTTCTGTTCAACAACATTATGCATTTATCCGCCTTCCTGCAATTACTAAGAGATTGTCATACGCCATATCCATGTTCCACTCATAAGCCAATGGTGGTTTAGCACCAAGGTATTTAGCATATATAGCGTTCTGTTGTTCTTTAGGTAAGCTATGAATAATAGCGTCTATGGTGCGTATGTTAGACATATCTTGAGCTGAACACATATCCTCAAACACTTCTGAAGTTGACTCTCCTCCAGATGACATGCCTATGCTTTTAGATGGATAACCTAATTTATGATTATCCGACTTCATCCACAAAGCCCAATCTTGCATAATAGATAATAAGCGTTCCATACTAATCATATTGTGTTAGCGTATAAGCCACGCTTTGCCCAAATGTTTGTTGTGTGGTGTTATGTTGTAGATTATGTTTAGCGGTATCTGCGTTATGTATTGTAATGCCTTTTATCTGGTCATCTGTAAAGTTTACTGTGTGTCCAAATACACCTTGTAATGGATGTGGTTGTGGAACGTAGTAGTGCATAAGTCTATTATCTTTATCTTTGTATGCGTGAATGTACCCTTCCATCTTCATAGTGACAAGCAAGTTTTTAATAGTATTGTAATTGCCATCTACATGTTCAGCTATATCTTTTATAGTTTTAGGCTCTGTCAGGTAAGCTAGTATTTTATCCCTGGTATTCACGATACATCCTTAACTTTACAATGCCACTTTTTCTTATCGTCTTGATGCCAACCATGTACATGAATAGTCCAACCTGCTTCACGAACTAGACCTACATTCTCATGGTCACCTATCTTCTTTACTCTAGCTGACATATTGCTTGCAGTGGTTGTTTGAACTGCTAACACTTCTTTACCTTTTAAAGCTAGTAAATCTATAAAACCAAACAAGTCTTGTCTTATTCTTGCAAATGCGTTCCAATGTTCTACTACTGCTACTGTATATCCTTCTTCTCGTAATTTAGCTAATGATAATTGCGTAGGTGATTTACTCGCCATTAATTAAACCAATCTATAGTTGTTGAACCTTGATAGCCTTTTTCCCATACAAACCAAGCGTAAGAAACTGCTGAACCTTTTTGTTTATGAAACTCACCATTAATAGCACATATCAATCTGCTACTACTTACATAAATAATTTTAGGTGGATTTTCTTTAAATATCTTTTTACGTGCTTTACCTTCTAAATATCTTATTGGTAAAAATAATGCTAATTTTTTACCATGTTGCATAATAGATAATGCCTTTACTATAAAATCATTAGCATATTTGTATGGTGGATTAGTAATAATATTCATATCTATTTGTTGATTATTTTCTATAAAAAGAAAGTCTTTTACTTCACCATAACCTCTATCAACTAAATCAGAACTGTAAACATCATACCCAAGTGATTTCATTTCATTGGATAAACTACCTTCACCACAAGCACACTCCCAAATCTTGCCTTCAAATTTTTCTATCTCAAGAAA